TTCATAGCGTCTGCCTTGCCTTGATCGTAAAAGTGCTTTGCAACAGCATCAGCGTTCATAGCTGTGTAAAGAGACTTATGATAACCCTTTGCGTCTTTTAAACCATTCTTCTTATCCAAAAACTTTTTGGTAAAATTGTTTATATCGCTTTGGTTAACTCTAACCTCATCAGCATTCTTAACATTAAACCTATACTTCTTATCACCGACCTCATATTCAAAACCTTTGAATTTGTCGTTGAAGACCTCATCGGTCTTCTGTGTAAAAATATCAGAATTTTGTTTGACTGACTGCTTAGTTGCGGCCGATTCCTCATTGTATCGGCTAAAAAAATCTACAGCTTTCTGTTGCTCTCCGGTGAGTTTCGATCCGGCTTTGATTTCCCCATAGTATTTGGATTTAGACTCTTCCAAGTGAGCTTTTGCGTTAGCTACCTGTTCTTTCAGTGCTAATTTTTTTCTTCGTATATCTCTGTCCTCATCAACGTCCTCGTCAAATGAGAAAGTATCTTCCATTAGAAAACTCACCTCCTCAGCATCTAAGTGCGGCTTTGTCTGAGTGTAATACTCCTTTAGTAGAGAAGTGTCGTCTAATTTGCTATAGTCTCTATTTAACTTAACGTAGTCATTTATGTCACCACCAGTCTCATCTATAAAATCAACTAGCTTTTGAATGTTCTCTGGTAAGGACTTACCGGTAGCCTCAGCCTCCGCTATCGTCTCCAAAACGTTTTCTTCAACCTCGGCGACCTCTTCTTCAGTAACCTCTTCTAGTACTGTAGCTTCTTGTGCTTGAACTTCCGGTTGTACTTCTTCTTGTTCTTGTGCGGTGTCGGCATTTTCAACGCCATCAACCACTCCGCTGTCGTCAACGTTACTTTCTTTAACTTCATCTTCTGTCAGGGTTTTGGGGTTACTTAAATCTACTTTGATTACACTGTCATCTCCTGCACTGTCAAAATTTGTTTCTTCTACCTGTGTAATCTCCTCGACTACGTTTTCTTTTTCTTCTTCCATAATATAATATAATAATAATTAATAAACTTACCTAGGATTAAAATCCCCCAACCCAAAACCTCCTCCTAGTATATCATTACCCGCTGACTCGAAGTTCTTAGGTGGTTTTTCGTTCTTTCTTTGATCTATGAGCTCTGATTGCTGGGACGCTTGTATCTTAGTTCGTTCGTCCTTTCTATCTTCCTTCTCTTTGTCTCTTCCCTTTACGTTACCCTCATCTGCTCCTTTCAATTGCATATTCATTTCGAATTCCATTTGCATTAGTTCCTTCTTATACCCGACCTCCTGCTGCATTTTCTGTGAGTCAAGCTGAGCTTTCAGTTGCTCAAGTTCTGATTGACTAGCAGTCAGGGCTTGGTTCTTTTTCATTTCTGATTGAGCAGCCGCTTCTGCTGCTTGCTGGTTCATCTGCGATTGCATCTGTATATTCTGCTGCTGGGACGCTTGGTCTTTGTCCAATTTCTTCTTCCTGCGAATCTTTAGTAGTTGGTTGGCTAACTTGATGTTTTTTATATCCCTAATGTCGATAGCGTCGGCTAACTCAATTATTTGTTGCTGCAAGGCCATCTGAATATTGTTTTCCAAAACCATTTTTTCTTCTTCGTCCGGCATTAGATCTATAAATATCCCAAAATCATATAAATGCAGGTCAGCCATCTCTTGCAAAGTAGCCACGTTGTGCACCCCGATTTGTTGTATGAATGCATCCTTAGTCGGAGAGTACTCTAGTATATCTGAGATTCTCAAGGATAAGCATTCCGCAACCTCTCCCGTTAAAAACAGCCCGGCTTGTAGTATATGCCTAGTCGCAGTGTTTGAATTGGCAGCCGCTAACTTCTGAACACCAACTAAAGCATTCTTATCAGGAGTACTTCCATCTCTTGCTTCGTTAAGACCAGTTACATCCCTTATCATTTGCAAGTAGTAGTTATACGTACCAATTAATGATTGCATCTTTTGTCCCCCACTCCCTGAAGAAATTTCCTGTATAGGTATTTTCCCTGGGTTTAGGTCTCCGTCGGCCGTGAAACTTCTCCCTATAACAGACCCTGTCTGGAAGAACATGTTCAAGGCTTCTTGCGGACTGTAGTTCGTTCCGTTGCCCAAATCAATCTCTGCTAAACCATCAGCATCTAAATAGACTCCATCAGGAACTAGCCTAGACATTACTTGTTGTAGCTTTAAATGAGTCAACTGGATCATATCCGCAAACCCCGTGATTCTACCGACTAAAGACTCTATCTTCCCGTTGTACATCCTAGGGGCAACAATAGCGTAGTTCATTTTAACCTTAGTATAGTCACTTTTAGGTCTAACCATATTTCTTGCCATTTCCCATTTCAGCAACTTCTCGTTGCCTACGATCATAGCCCCCTCGTATAAACACTCTATAGATCTAGACATCTTCCCAAATCCTCCTTCTAAATCCTCAGGGGGGTTGAAAGTGTCTTCTTTAGGAATGATCTTACTTGCCCCCGAAGCAGTCTCCTTAGTCTTGTACACCTCGTTCATGTACGTCTTATAATTGAAGTACATCACTTGGACAGAGTTAGCATCTTTTCCATCACGAGAATCCCCACTCCCGTTGTTAGTTATTGGGTGAGCCGTGTTTTTAACGATCTCCTCCAAATCAGCTTGTGTTAAGTGAGGAAATTGCTTAACCAACTCGTTTATTGGAATAGACTTCACCTCTCCTACATAATATATGTCGTCGAAGTAAGGTGAATCTGTATGAGAGTAGACTAAATTAGCAGGATCCACATAATCGACAACAACCCCCTCTGAAGTGTTAAACACCGTTTTAACAGCTCCAATACCTAAGACTGTTAAGTCATAGTAAAAGCGTTTCTTAGTTAACTCGTAATTGTTACCGTCCATTAGAACGTTTATCGCTTGCTCTTCAGCTACCTCAACGTTTTGTTTATAGGTAAGCTGCATGTGCAAATCCAATTCCTCTTTAGTCTCCGGTAATTCTTCGATCTGGCTAGCCCTAACATTTAGATTTAATTGTTCCTTAACTGCTTGGTTAAAATCCTTGAGACGCATGTCTTTCATTATAGACTCCATGTAGTCAGTCCTTTTTTGGACCCCGTACGAATCTTGGGAATAGGCTTTTACATCATATGTTCTCTCTGCAATTCCATTCACGACTATGTCCACAAATTTGGAAATAATTGGAACTGGAGTCCAATCTAAATTAAGATAGGACAAATCACCGTTGATCGATAACTCATCCTTATATTTTTGGGTTGATTGCTCTCCTCTAGCATATAACCTTAAGTTGTGAAAGTTGTTTTGGTTGGATCCATACCTAGTCATCCCTGCCCTTCCTCCAAACCACTCTGTTTTGATAGCTTTAGCTACTTTTAACCCATATTCATAGCTCAACTTTTCAGCATCACTTACAACTTGACTTGGGAAATAACTTTTAACACCAGACTCTGCCATATTTATTATTTGATTATTTTCGAAGCACTCCCGGTATTCTCATACCTAGACATGCTTATATTTAACTTTGGTTTTTCTACTTTTGCATTAGGAGAATATAAGTGCCGGTTGTTAGCCATAATCGCTAACCCTGAACTTATAGACGCATCATGCTTTGTCCTTTTGTTTATGTCGAATCTAGACCAGTCATTCAAGAGCTCGTTGAAATAACAATCTCCAACCGTCCCATCTTGTTGAAATCCAATATGATCCTGGATGTACATTTCGATAGCGGCCGCATGAGCTTGCTTTATATCCTCACTTGAATTGGGTATACCCCCAACCTCTCTTTCCGCTACAGATAATTTGTTCCATAACTTATCCGGCCTATTCATACTAAACCCCCTATACCCTCTTCTCCTTAAATAATACAGTAGACGCGGTTTATTGTTCTCCGCTAATATTGGCATCCCATAAAAAATTAAAGCCATTAGAACGTCCTCAAAGAACATCTCAGCTGTTGGAGGTCTTGATAGGTATTCTAAAAAGAAGCTGTTAGCCGGAGCGTCTTCCATACTGAACTTCGTTAGCCCGTGTAAAGCCCCTTTTGAACCCCTGCCATCAACTGTCCCGGATATATCATAACTATCACAACCAAATGAGCCCATATGTTCGTTACCTGGCCACTTAACCCCGTTTTTAAGCACAACTCGATTTTGGAGGTGCACTGGGGGAACCCAGCTTACCTTAAACCTGCCTTTTTTATCCGGGTAGAAAACTACACTTGAGTCTTTAACTCCGTTCACCCACTGAAAATTTCCCTGGGTAACCCCAAGTGTACTCGACATTTCCTCGTTGTAATCTATTTGCTCGTATATTTTAACTAGATTAAATATACTGTTTTTAGTTTCATCACGGAAAGCGTGCTCTGTTGTCCTTGGAAACTGGCGGTAGAATTCATTTAAAGCATCAGAGTCATCCTTCAGCCCATCTACTTCGTTCTGCCAGTTATCTATAACCCCTACATCAATGACTTCTCCGTCAGGGGCGTATATCTTTTTCTCAGGGGTGGTGAACACAGGTGCTCCGTGCTCGTCAATAAATCCTTCGTAGTTCCACTCCATCGGTATAAATAAGGAATACAACCCGGATTTAGTTTGCCCGTTCCTATTTCGCTTAGTTACGTCTGAAGAATTGTATAATTTTTTAAAGTTCTCACCTCCTTTATCTAGAGCGTTCGAGGTTGATCCCATCATACACTTCCCGATAATCCTACTACCTAATCTTAAACAAGTTTTTGTAACTCTCCAGTTATTTAATATATTGTTTGGAGCTTCCCACTTCCCGCTTTCGTCATGGACTAACAACTGTAACTTCTCTCCATCATAACTATTATCACCTGTATTCTTGTGATCTATAGTGGTATCCAATCCTTTTAAGTCCTCGGCTTTTTCATTAGCAGCGATCTTCTTTCTCGTGAACTTGCTAGCAGGTACTCGATAAGCGAGCTCGGATTTTGGGCGATCCATACCGTCTTGGATAGGTTTAAAAAAGAATGGATAATTAACCGAAATAGGTACCACTTTATCTGTAAACATCTTTTTCGCATCTGATCCTGATTTTGATAATATACCAAACCTACTATCTCCTGCTAAAGTGGCTTGGTTAACTGTTTCCGCTGATGACATAAAGGAAAATCCTGAACGTCTATTTTTTAAGTAGCATATCCCGTAGCATCGGGGGTCAGCCTTGCAGGCTTCCCAGTATATAAAGAACAATCTATTTGCTTCCCTAAAGTCCGGGGCCCCAACATCAATCTTGCTCCACTGAAGATACATATAGTGTGTTCCTACTAGGTAGGTAGGTTTTCCGTTGTTTGTAAACCAGAAGCCTTCGTCCCTCCTTTTGAACTCTTCATCTATATATCCGAACCATTGCTCCTTTTGGGGATCGGGATAAGTTCTCCAGTCAAATATGCTTTTTAAGCGTTCCAATTCTTTCGGCTGATCGAATCTATTCCATTTATCTTTAGGGTCCTTATGTACGCTCTTAGGTACCTTAGGCAGAGCTATCTTCAGGTTCTGTATCTCTAATATTTCCCCAATCTGCCCTGTTTTAGATATAACGATAATATCGTGTTCCTTATCGTATCCGTAAGCCCATTTCTTCCCTTTGTTAAGCCGATTTATAGTTGTCCTTTTTACAGGCTCAACTGTTTTTACCAAGTCCTGTTCGTGCATTTAATTTAATTTAATTTATTGATACTTCCCGCTTTGATCTACTAGCAATAGCCCGAAATTAGCAAAAATAGCAGTGTTGTTTGAGCTCACCTCTAAGCAGTTCATATATACATCTGTCTTCTCTTCTAAAACTAAAGGCATCGTGTAAGTCTTGTTGAAAGTTGTAGATCCACTGGTCTCGACTGCTAACTGCTGTATAAGCCTTTTAACACCGTTTTTCCTAATATAAACACCGACAGAAGCGTGTCTATTTGCACCTGATTTAACTATAGCCGCGGATATATTCGTTACATACGCTTTGTGGTCTCTAGGAACAGTATATACAGCCATTTGAGTTTGACTTTCCTCAGCTGGTATTTCAGCTAAAGTTATACTATCGTCAGAATTGTTTATAGTTATAACACCCTCGTTGTGTTCGCTAGACCCAGCGGAAGTTACAAAGGCTCTATAAACCCTTATGAACTCTTCGTTTCCAGTTACGGCTGTTTGCCCGTTAAGAGTGAAGTCCTCAGATATTACATCATAATTTGCGTCTAAACCAAAAACGGTTATTGTTAAAGCTCCAGTGGTACCAGTCCCATTGTCATCTACATCATCACTTATTATCTTGAGCGTATCGGCTGAAGTTGGGAATGTATACAAACCACCAGCACTCCATACTGTCTCTGGATGTGTACCCGTGTCTATGTCTAGATTAGAGCCGAATTTATTTATAGTAGAGTGTTTAGGCACAAGGCCTTTGGACACTTCTACGTGAAAATCTAGTGCGTTGTTATTTAGTCCCATATGTAATGTTATTTAGATCTACCTTCAGCGAATCCCCCGAACGCTTTTGGTTCCTCAGCTTTGTCTTTGCCTTCCAATACATCTTCCTCTTCTTGGATTCTGTTAAGTATTTCGAAAGCGTCGAATATAGCTAACTTTTTTGAAGCAGCCGCGTTTTTTAGCTTATCCGCTGTTAAGTCGTCTTCGGTATCGGTCACTATAGCCTCCTTCGCTACTTTAATCAACTCCTCTACAGCTTTATGCCCAGCTTGGATTATTTTCCTCTTCGTTTCCTTCGTACTCATATTTGATTGTAATAAAATTAGATAAAATTCGGTATAGTCTTTCTCCATCAACAACAAATTCGTATTCGCTGTTGGGGCGAAATCCGACTAGGTCGTTTTTCTGGACTGTACCATCCGTGTATTTGGCAATTCCAATTAATGGTCTTTCAGCCTCAGTGTCATACTGACCCACAGCCCTTAATGGCTTTACGAAGCAATAACCCCTAGGAGCCGTCCATTCTCTGTCTCTTTTGTATAGGAACATTTGGTCCTGAGTTATGATGTAAGTCTTCTCGTTAAAATAACTGCGACTATTCTTCTCTCGTCCCTTCACATCATTCCACCTGCGGAATACATTATGGTGCACGATTACTAAGTCTCCAACTTGTATACCTGTAGTATTACCCACTTTTGGGGTAGACAGAACTTTCGCGACTCTATTAACATACTGGTGATTATATATTTCAGTATTTAAAATTAATTCAGAGTCCCCAATAGTTTTTTTATTATTATATCTGCCCCCTACTGGCTCTACAACAAAGTTGTAAACGCTACCCATTAATATTGCAGGTTGTATTCCACAGAGACAGCCATGTTTTTATTAAAATCCTTCCACGGCAAAACATCTTTACCCTTTTTAATATAAACAGAGAACTTATTCTCCTCCTCTATGATATCGCAAATAGTATGACCACCATACACTTCTTGCCCCACGGCATAGTGCATAGCGTCATTCTTATAGTTTGCTCCGATACTAATCTTTCTTATCAGCTTCGCCATCCTCCGGGTAGTTTATTGTTCCGTCTTGAATATTTACGTCGATAGTGCCGTATTCTTTTTGTAACTCGTCTTGCAATCCACTTAGTTCATCTTTAACCGAAGCTAGTTGATGCATCATTTCGTGTTTTCTTAACTCCATTGAACCAATCTCTAATTGAGCTCTATTCATAGTGTTAACTGCTTCTTGAACTTTCTTTAATTCTTCTTCAGTTATTCTTTCAGGTTTAATACCTTTAAGTTCTTTGATCTTTGCGTTTGTTCCTGTTGCCATAATTTAATTTAATTGTTGTTTATTCGGTGAAAAGTTCACCTGCTACTAAAGCTTGTGCCTCAGTTTTTGTTAATACAGAATTGTTTGGGTAGGCCATTCCAGCGCCTAAGTCTATTATTGCAGATAACTCACCAGTTCTTAAGCTAAATTCACCTTTAATAATAATTAAGCCGCCATCTAGACTTGTTCTTGGTGCCCCTAGCTTTCCTTTGAAAGCTGCTTCTTTCCATGTTGGAGTATAA